CTGATGTGCAGACTACACGTGGTCTTGTTTGGTTGGCTTCTGAACTCGAGAAGCAGAAGTTTGATTATGACAAGTGGTTGAGGGCGATCCTCAAGGAAACTGACAATCAGGAAATCTCTCGTCAAGCTGATGAGGTTCTACAGACCTATATCTCAGATACAACTTATGCTAACCCAGTTCACTCTGGTATCGCTGGTTGGTTTGACCGTTATCCGCGCATTCCTTATGGTCGCGCTACTTCTTACACTCAACATAATTACGACAAGTTCAAGATGTCGTTCCCATTCCTTCAGTCACTGAACCGTGGTTTCAAGGATCTGCTTCCGTGGCGTTGGGGCAATCAGAAAGCAGCTGCCGATAAGATTGATTCAAAGTTCCTGGTTCCTGGCACTGTATTCACTACGGTAACTGTTAACAAGACTTTCCGTACTGCTTGCCATCGTGATGCTGGTGACTTCTCATCAGGCTTGAGCAATCTTCTTGTACTCTCGAACAATGGTAACTACAGTGGTGGCTACCTTGTATTCCCTGAGTATCGTATTGCTGTTAATGTTCGACCAGGTGATTTGTTGCTCGTTAACAATCATGAGATTATTCACGGTAACACACCAATCGTTATGCATGATGATGTTGCTGAACGTATCAGTCTTGTTTGCTATTTCCGCGAAAAAATGCTAGAATTAGGTTCCTACGAATATGAGAACCTGCGCTATGAGTTTGTTGAGTCGCGACGTAAGAATCAAGAGCATGAACTCTGGCGTCCTCTGTGGAATGGTGTCTCTGCTGGTATGTGGGAAAGCAAGGAATGGTATGGCTACCTTGAGTCCAATGGTGGACTTGAGATGCTGAATAATTATCATCCAGAAGCCAATCAAAAGAATGCATCCTTGGAGGATCTGTTTCAGTGAAAATCCTATCTGTAGTTCATGACTTTAACAACTTTGGTGGTATCATTTCCCATTGCGAGCAGCTAATCGCTGGCTTCAAGGATCTGGGCCACCAAGCTGACTTTGTATATCTGCGTTCAACTCGATCTGGTGGTACGATCGCACCAACGGATGATCCTGGATTTGATATTGGAGAAGGCACTGGATTGCAGGTGCATCAGGGTAAGGGCTGGCGTGGTGAGTATCTGTCATTCATCAATGACAACGATATTGCTACTTTCGTCAAGAAGGCGAACGAGTACGATATCGTTATCTGGCAATCAATCTTTGGGTTCAAGAATCAGGAGTCTGAGAAGAAGACTAACTGGCTAAAGATGATTCAAGATGTGAATGCCAAGCAGGTTGTTATTGTACACGACGGTAACCTGCGCAAGAACTATCCTTGGATTCATCGTGTTCGTGACAAGATTGCTGGTCTTGCCTGCGTTCATCCTTCAGCATACAACCAAGCTGCTGCTATGGAGATTCCTCGCCGACTAATTGTGAATCCTCAGAAGATTTCTTCTATGCCAGAGGTTCCCTTTGATGATCGTAAGGATGTTGTTTTCTCACTTCAAACATTCAAGCGTTGGAAGCGAGTTGATGACCTAGTAGCAGCTGTGCCATATATAAATGGCAAGGTTGTTATTGCTGGTGATGGTATTGAACGTGCTTATATGGCATCAAAGGATAAGTGCAAGCCTGAGTATTATTGCACCAAGGATCGTGATCCGAATGCTGCTGATGCTCTTATCGGCAAGCCTATCTGGGCTAACGCTGAGAATGCTGGTATGAAGTACATTGGCTTTGTTTCAGAAGCCAAGCGAGATGAGATTCTAAGCAAGGTGAAGTTCTTGCTTGATCCTTCTTGGTCCAAGACTTATGGCGAGCACTTCAATCGTGTTGTTGTAGATGCTATGAAGCAGGGAGTTGTTCCTATTGCTCGTAACCTTGGGATCAGTGATAATGAGTCTGGCGTTGGCTTCTTCAAGCCTAACGAAAATTATCTGATGATTCCTTGGAATGCAACACCGCAGGAGTTCGGTGAACTAATCAACACTTGGTTCAATATGTCTGAGTCTGACTACAATCGCATTGTCCAGAATAACTGGAAGCTGATTCAGCAGTTCGACCGCAAGTTGATTGCTCAGCAATACATTGATCTTGCTACTGGAATTGCCAGCACTGAAACTGGCAAGTATGATAGCAAGCTTGATAGCACCATTGATTCTGTTTGGTGCGACCACTTCGGGTTTCCTGAGAAGATGAACCCTGTATCTTCTCTAGAAGATTTGTTTGGTTGATATATAGTAGGTTGTTATTAATTTTGATTGGAGTATAATATGCAATTAGAAATCTCGGTAGAGAAGCTGCGAAAAAACAAGCTGTTCGTAGCGACGCCAATGTATGGCGGTCAGTGCTTTGGTATGTACACCAAGTCGGCGCTAGATTTACAGGCTTTGTGCAATAGTTATGGCATTGAAGTTAGGTTCTCGTTTATCTTTAACGAGTCTCTGATCACGCGTGCTAGAAACTATCTTTGCGACGAGTTCATTCGTTCTGGCTTCACGCATATGCTGTTTATTGACAGCGATATTCACTTTGATCCGCGAGATGTTATTGCGCTGATGGCTCTTGATAAGGATGTCAGTGGCGCACCTTATCCAAAGAAGTCTCTTAAGTGGCACGCAGTCAAGGAAGCTCTTACCAAGAATCCCAATCTATCAGCTTCTGAACTGGAAAAGGTTGTTGGCGACTTTGTCTTCAATCCAGTTCCTGGCACAGAGCGATTTAATGTTGGCGAGCCTGTTTCGGTTCTTGAGATTGGCACTGGGTTTATGCTCATCAAGCGTCCTGTCTTTGACAAGCTTGCTGAGAAGTTCCCGATGATCCATTACAAGCCAGATCATGTTGGCCAGGCTAACTTTGATGGTTCGCGTTACATTCATGCGTATTTCGATACCGTCATTGATACCAAGGATAGCATCACTGGTGGTGGCTCTGATCGTTACCTGTCTGAGGACTATATGTTCTGTCAGATGTGGCGAAAGATCGGTGGCGAGATCTTCCTGTGTCCTTGGATGAAGACTCACCATATCGGAACCTATGCGTTCACTGGTGACCTGCCTGCTGTAGCCAATTACGTGGGCAACCTGTGATCATCGGACTAGTCGGCTCAATCGGCAGTGGTAAGGGAACCATTGCCGATACATTAGTTGACTACCATGGTTTCTTCAAAGAGAGTTTCGCTAATAGTGTGAAGGACGCGGTCTCAGTCATCTTTGGCTGGGATCGCAGCCTCCTCGAAGGCGACACAGATGAATCTAGGTGGTGGCGTGAACAGAAAGACTCATGGTGGTCTGAGAAACTGAATCGCGATTTCTCTCCCAGACTAGCGTTACAGTTGATGGGTACAGAAGCAGGTCGTGACGTATTTCACCAGGATCTGTGGGTTTACACAATGCTACAGAGACTTGAAAATGCACCTTGGAATGACTATGTGATTGCCGATGTAAGATTCCCAAACGAGATCAAGATGATCAGTGATCTTGGTGGTAAGATCGTTCAAGTAAACCGAGGTGAAAAGGTTGCTTGGTATGAAAAGGCATATGAAACGAATACCAAGGCCAACTATTATGGCATGGCTGAAAACTTCCCAGACGTTCATTACAGTGAATGGGCTTGGATTGGTCATCCTAAAATTGACATGGCGTTCGATAACAACTGTGAACTGAGTCAGTTGCCAAGACGAGTTGACATTATGCTTGATAACTTATATAATAAACACATTGATGGCGTTGATACAAGTGAGGTAATACTATGAAGTTGAGTGCTGAGACTATTGAAATTCTTAAGAATTTCTCCACGATTAACCAGAGCATCCAGGTCAAGAGTGGTAACACTCTGTCTACGATCTCTGCTCTTAAGACTGTGCTGGCCACTGCGCAAGTGCCCGACACGTTCCCAACTGAGTTTGCGATCTATGATCTGAACAAGCTGCTCGCCAAGCTTTCTCTGTATAAGGATTCGGAACTGACGTTTGATGCTGATAAGGTTAACTTCGCCAGTGCTGATAAGAAGCGCGCAGACTATATCAAGTATTGCTCGCCTAGCGTTATCGTCACGCCTCCCGATAAGAAGCTGTCGATCGGCGTTCCTGACTTTGAGTTCAAGCTGAGCAAGTCTGATCTTGAGTGGCAGCGCAAGTCGGCAAGCATTTCTGGTTCGCCTAATTTCGTTTTCGTTGGTGATGGCAGTAAGGTATACTTCGTGTCGAAGGACATTAAGGATAACTCGGCTGACGTTTCCAAGACTGAGATTGGCGCAACGGATCAGACGTTTGAGATTGTTATGAAGGTTGAGAACTTCAAGATGATTGATGACACGTACACCGTGCAGATTGCGAAGCGTGGTCTGGCAAAGTTCACTGCCGAGTCGCGTAGTCTTGAATACTATGTTGCCATTGAGGCAGCGCAGTCGAAGTTTGAGTAAGAACGGAGATATATACTATGAGAACGTTGAATGAACAGCAGAGGAAGGACATTAAGAACTGCCTCTCTGAGATCTCTAACTCGTACACTCGTATTGAGGCCGAGCGCGATCTGATCAAGGAAGTGATCAATCGCATGGCTGATGAGTTTGAGATGAACAAGAAGCTGTCTCGTCGTCTTGCCAAGATCTACCATAAGCGTAATCTTGAAGAGGAGATGGCAGCTGCTGAAGAAGTTAGTGATACATATGAATTAATTGTTGGACATAATCCCAACAATACTTGATTTTTCTTGGGGCGAGCGTTATAGTACGCTACGGCACTTCCGCCAGACTGCTCGTCGTGGGACTTCACCCTCCCCGCCCCAACCTTTATATTATGGAGTTACACTATGTCTGATATGCTTTGGGTTGAGGTTTATCGGCCGAAGACTGTGCAGGATTGCATTCTGCCAGAGGATCTAAAGAATACGTTTCAACAGTACGTGGATCGCAAGGAAATTCCCAATCTCCTTCTCTGCGGAACAGCTGGTGTTGGTAAGACTACTGTAGCCAAGGCTCTTTGTGAAGAGGTTGGTTGCGACTATATGATGATCAACGGTTCAGACGAGTCTGGTATTGATACCTTCCGTATGAAGATCAAGAACTATGCTTCGTCGATGTCGTTCACTGGAACCAAGAAGGTCATTATTATTGATGAAGCGGATTATCTGAATCCGAATAGTACGCAGCCAGCTATGCGTGCTGCGATGGAAGAGTTCGCTCATAACTGTACGTTCATTATGACCTGTAACTTCAAGAACAGGATTATTGAGCCGCTGCATTCTCGGTGCGCTGTCATCGACTTCAAGCTTCGTAAGGAAGACAAGCCAAAGATGGCTGCGCAGTTTATGAAGCGAGCGGCTAACATTCTAAAGCAGGAAAATGTGCCTTTTGACAATTCAGTTCTTGCTGAGGTTGTCAAGAAGTATTTCCCTGACTATCGCCGAGTGCTAAATGAACTGCAGCGTTATGCGGTCAGTGGTAAGATCGACAACGGAATCCTTTCGTCAGTTGCTGATGTCAGCGTCAAGGAGTTGGTCGCGGCTCTCAAGGCCAAGGACTTCACCTCTATGCGCAAGTGGGTTGTAGATAATGGTCATGATGATGCAGCCAGGGTGTTTCGTAAGATCTACGATAACCTGTACGATTACATGGACAAGGGTTCTATTCCCCAGGCTGTGCTGATTCTGGCTCGCTACCAGTACCAGGCTGCATTCGTTGCGGATCATGAGTTGAATCTGGTTGCTTGCATGACTGAACTGATGACAGAATGTGAGTATGTGTGATGGCTGATCTGTTCAGAGAGATTATACCAAGCATTCTTCAGACCAAGAAGAACTGTATGCTGACTGAGCAGGACGAGAAGTCTTATCCTGCGTTCATGGTTGGTCGAGCCATGTCGCAGTATCCAGATACCGTTCTAGACGCCAACTATGTCAATATGTGCGGTCATATCGACAACAAGCTTAAATACGACTTTTTACTAAATAAGGTCAAGCCTTACAAAAGACCTTATGTCAAATGGCATAAGAAGGCTGAAACCGATGATTTGGAAGTCGTAAAAGAATACTATGGCTACAGCACTGCCAGAGCACTAGAAGCTCTCCGTATTCTCACCGATGATCAGATCAAAGATCTAAGAAAAAGAATACAAAAAGGTGACTAGCATGGTTGAACAATTTATTGAAATTGAATTGGCAGAAAAAAATGACTTCCTGAAGGTTCGCGAGACTCTTACTCGTATTGGCGTTGCTGCTAAGAACCAGAATGTTCTCTACCAGTCTTGTCACATCCTGCATAAACAGGGCAAATACTACCTCGTACATTTCAAGGAACTGTTTGCTCTAGATGGTAAGCCAAGCAATATGTCTGAGAACGATGTTGCCAGACGTAACGCAATCGCTAATCTGATTGCAGAATGGGGTCTCGTGAAGTTGGTTGATCCAATCAGATCAAAGGAACCTATCGCCCCATTGAGCCAGATCAAGATCCTACCGCATAAGGAAAAGCTTGACTGGGAGTTGGTTGCCAAGTACAATATTGGAAAGAAGAAGCGAGAGGAATAACTGTATGTTGACTTTGTCATTTTACAAGATAAATCCTGACGTTCAGATGCCAACATATGGGACTGGGATGTCAGCTTGTTTTGATCTGCGATTCTGCCCGACTGAACTCAAGGTCAAGGGTTTTGATGAGTGGAACTACCCCTGTGAACGTGTGCTTAACACAAACAGGAAATTGAGTGTATTCCCAGGCGATCGTCTGATGCTGCCCACTGGCTTGATCTTCAAACTCGAATTCCAATCGAATTCGGCTAGAGAAGATATTATGAAGCGATACTCTATTCGAGTTCATGCTCGTTCAGGTCTTTCGCTAAAGAAAGGTTTGACTCTGGTCAATGCTGAAGGTGTTATCGACCTTGATTATCAGCAAGAGATTTTCGTTCTGATGACCAATAAGAGTAAGGCTATCGCTGAGATTGACTTCAACGAACGCATTGCTCAGGCTGAGGTTGTTCGTAACGAGGAAGTCTTTATGCATGAATTATATCATGCGCCAGAAGCTCACGGTGAACGAGATGGTGGTTTCGGTTCTACTGGTAGTGTATGAAGCCAAAGTTCATCAACCTATACATTGACCTCGCTCAACGTATAGCAGAATTGTCTCACGCCAAGAGGCTACAGGTTGGTGCGGTGGTTGTAAAAGACCACCGCATTCTTTCCTATGGATACAACGGCACACCAGCTGGATTCCCAAATGAGTGTGAAATTGAAATCCCAGAACAAGTTTATGACGGACATGTTGTTGAACCAGCCCAGCTAGTGACCAAGCCAGAAGTTATCCATGCTGAGATGAACGCGCTGACCAAACTAGCCAAGCATGGCGACAGCTGCGACCAAGCAGCGTTGTTCATATCACACGCTCCGTGTATTGAGTGCGCCAAACTAATCCTACAGTCAGGAATCAGTGACGTATACTTCGCCGACGTATACCGTTCGCTGGATGGCCTCAAGCTTCTGGAACAGGGCAAGGTACAGACCCACCACGTGGCCCGTCCCCCAAAGATTCCCAAATAAAATCAATGACTTGCACAAGGTCCTTCCAGGACCAGTTTCCAATAAAATCAATGACTTGCATCCGTTTGGGTCAAATTCTGTCCCTCCCAGCGCCTCAGTGTACGCCTGGGCGTCCAGGCTTTCCTGCAGCCAAAAGTACCCCTTAAAAATCAATGACTTGCGCAAGTTATTGATTTTATTAGAGTTTTACCGATTGCGGTTTTTCGCCGTTCAGCTATAATGACTGTATGATGAAGATATATGAAATTCTGGCTTGGTCCTCGGTCACCGCGTTTGACAAGGCGTTCTTCTTTGAGATCGAGGCTTCTGACCGCGCTAGTGCGTCGGCGAAGTTCGCCGAGGTGGCTGAGTCCCAGGAATATTCCTGGCGCAAGCTTCGCCTCGAGCGCATCGAGGCGCGGGAAGACCGCCTCGCTCGCCTCGCGGATCTGGGGCTTGTGTAAGTTATTGATTCCATTAGAGTTTTACCGATTTACTTTTTAGCCGAATCAGGTATAATGTAATTATGATGAAGATGAACGAAAAGAAACTCCGTACCGAGCTCGCTCGGCTCCAGGCTCAACTCGCGGCTCTCGAAGCCAAGCCCACGGCGAAGCCGAAGGCGAAGCGGAAGGATGTCTTCCGCAAGGGCGAGAAGACCTATCGCTGCATTTCCTGCGACCATATGACTCGTCGTACGAAAGTCCAGTCGATCGGTTCGGAACTGTGCCCCGACTGCTACGAAATCGCTGGTATCTACAACCTGTACTGCGATTATGGCGCGGACAGCGAAGATTTCCGTCGCGAAATCCCCTACCTGCGCGACCTCATCGACAACGTCGTCGCGAAGGGTGGCAAGTTGGATTCTGATGCTCGTGAATTGCTGAAGGTGATCAAGTAATGGCTTACATGTCTCAAGAAAAGAAGCAGAAGCTGGCTCCCAAGATTACGACCATCCTCAAGAAGTATGGCGTCAAGGGTTCGCTTTCTGTCTACCACCACTCTACGCTGCGCCTGACGCTCAAGTCTGGGAAGATTGACTTCATCGCCAACAGCAACCGTGTCTGTGGGTCGAGTCACTACCAGGTCGCGAACGGTTTCGTGCCGAATACTTCTGGCAGCTGCGACGTCAACCCGTATTGGTTCCAGGAACACTACGACGGTCAGGCACTCAAGTTTCTTAAGGATGTCCTGGAAGCCATGAACGAAGGCAATCATAATCGTTCAGATATTCAGTCCGATTACTTCGACGTCGGTTGGTACGTTGATGTCAAGATCGGTAAGTGGAACATGCCCTACGAGGTGGTGTGATTATGTCGTATACTGGTAAGATTGTCATGTCGATTGGTATCATCATTGTTGGGATCGTTGCAATCCCGATTCTGTATATTCATCTGTTCAACTGGTTCTTCGGTATTCAAATCGAAACCACATTTATGAATGTATTGCGCCTCTACATGATTGGCTTCATCATGAGCATTTTCGGTGCAGGTATGCGGTTCATGGTCAAGGAAATTATGGAGGATGAGTGATGATTCAATTTGCTGCAAAGATTACATTTGATCCGTCCAACAAGGAACATTTGCTTGACTTTCGCAACTTCCTCAAGTATAATGCATGGGGTGGTATGGGCTGTAAGTATGATCTAGAGTTTCCGTATCTGGACATTCCCAGCATGTGCCGCGACAAGGTTGCTTCCCATTTTCTTGAGAGGATCTAATGCTAGTCTACGCTGCTTCTTCGTTCAAGCATAAGAAGAACCGCAAGCCGAAGGGAGAGGTTGCACGCAAGCTTCCTTCTTCCATCACCACCAAGTTTTCAACGCCGAGGCCGACATATGATTACAGCCGCTTCCGCCCTGGCTATGTTTCTCATCCTTCTCTGGCTAGCACTTCTTGCACCACTGGGCGCAATAGTGTTATGGATCCTGTGTCTTTGGCGAAGGAAGCGCCAGAAGTCCGAGAAGCGATTATAGCCAAGAGCAAGCGTATTGCTATCGCATATTCCAAGGGCGCGTACCAGTACGTTACCGATGAAACCGATGCCAAGACTATTGGCAGAAAGAACGCTGTCTAATTCAGGAGAATACTATGCCCAGCCTTTATGACCTTGAAGAACAGATTATGGGAACCTGGAACATCACCAGCGACCTCAAGACTATCACAGAAGCAATCGTCGAGAACGAACTCTCGAAGGATCAGATCGCCAACATGCTGATTGGCTTGACTGAGTTGTACGAGATCAAGTTTGATAAGATGTTCCGCACGTTTGATGCTGCCTGCTTCCCGCAGGGCGACCACACCATCTTCTCTGAAGAAGTGACTGTAGACGATCAACTGGATTTGTTTGCATGCCGATAAACTTATACTTCTTAAGGAGCAACTAATGTGGCTGAGTAGGAAACCATACCATTTCACGCAGGCTGGTATCGACGAGATCAGCCGCCACTATGGCGCTCAGTACATGGGACATTGGTGCACCAGTAGCAAAGATGGCTATTGGCACGAAACTCCAGTAGACGTATTCTATCAGCCTAATCCTGATACATCCAAGGGCCACTCACACTACTTCGGGATGTTTACTCGTAATGGCGATGTACTGATCACCAACGCCGAGTCTGCATTTCAGTGCTATATAGTTGGTGCTCTGGATACAGTGACTGATGAGGTTCTTGTGAGCCGTTATCGTCATGACTATCAGCGTAGCAACCAAGCGTTTATCGACGGTGGTCGCGACTATCTGAAAACGGATCCAGATGTGCCACTCGTACGAGTTACGGTGAATGGTTCCCAATTTAACTTTGAGGTGGTAGACGATGGAACTTGGCGAAGTGGAAGCACAGTACAATAAGCTGAAAGAATATTTTGGAGACTCGCTGGCTGATCCTATACATGAGCCGCGAGTTTTCGCATATCAGGTTCAGCTATATAATTGGCAACTAAACAGGAGCTACATCAATGCCAGCGAAAGTAGGATTGAAGAAAATCGGGAAGGGACGAGCGAAACTGGGGTCGAAGAAACGCCGAGCGAGGGCGGGTAAGCGTGGCTAAAGTTACTGTAATTACCGCAACTACAGGTAATCCAATCCTGAAGCGTAACATTGAGTCTGTCGCAAGACAGACTCATCAGGACATTACGCATTTAGTGATGATTGATGGACCCGAACACAATACCAAAGTGCAGAATATCGAGAGCAGGCTGTATCTGCAAGATATGCATAAGGTCATATTCTATACTCTGCCATGGCCCCTTGGTAAAGATCGTTGGAATGGCCATAGAATCTATGGTGCATCAACTTATATGTGTGAGTCTGACTATGTGATGTATCTGGATGAAGATGTGTATCTGGAGCCTTCTCATATTGAAGATTGCATCAAAGTAATGGAACAGGGTCATGACTGGGCTTTCTCACTACGAAAGATTGTTAACAAGGATGGCGACTATCTTTGTGATGATGACTGCGAGAGTCTAGGTAAGTGGTCAAGTGTTATGGATCCAAGAGATTATTTCGTCGATGTTAATTGCTACTTCTTACCATTAAAGCTGGCCATTCAGGTTTCGCCGATTTGGTATAGGAAAGCAAGAGAACCTGGTGTGATGGAAGTAGATCGTGCAATGTGCCATGTTCTCCGACAGATAGCACCAAACTACGAGTCAACCTATAACCATACTGTGAATTATACTGTTGGCAACTCAGTCAATTCAGTGCAGCTAGAGTTTTTCACACAAGGCAACATTGAAATGAAGCGTAGGTATAACAATCAACTGCCTTGGAGAAAAGTATGAAAGCCTGTATCGCATCGTTCTTTATGAACAACATCAGCCATAAAACAGTACAACTACAAAAGAGTGTGGTTGAAAAATTCAATAAGAGTAAGTATCCGCATTACTTGATGCAAGTCAATATGCCTCATGGTGTGGCTATAGATTATTTCTGGTCTCTAAATGGCAATCGAGTAAACAAAACATTCAAGCCAGAATTCAACATCCAAAAGCAATTAGATTGCGACGTCATTCTTTTTCTAGACATTGATGCTATTCCTTTGCATGAAGATGCTATTGACTATTACATAGAGCAAGCAGCAAAGGGTAAGATCATCGGAAACGCTCAGCGCAGCAACCACATCGAAAACAATCAGCATGTATTCGCCGCGCCTTCAGCTATTGCTGTCTCAGCTGAGAACTTTGATCGCATGGGGCGTCCTTCAGCATATGAAACACCACGTGGTGATGTTGCAGAAGAATATACTTATGCTGCAGAAGCTGTTGGAATTGAAGTTGACTTGGTCATGCCATTACGGTATGATACTGCTCCTCAGAGATATGAGTGGGAAAAGAACCAACCACCATATTGGGCGCTTGCTGATGGTATGCCAGTCTATGGTATGGGAACTACATATGGTAGAGAAGGAAAGGATCTGTTCTACCATAACTTCCAAATCCGTATGGAAGGGCAGCAGGAAAAGTTTTGGCGTAAATGTGAAGATGTTTTAGTTGAGGGTATCTATGAAGATCGCAGTATTAAGCACTGATTCAGAACAGTATCTGCTACAGTGGTGGTTGCCTCATCATGTTAAGAAGTTTGATTTTGGTGTTATTCTTGACTTTGGTCTGACAGAAACAGATAACACATATGAGTTGTACAAGACTCATGCTCCTAATTGGAGATATCTTAAGATCAACCAAAAGACCATAGGATGTTTTCTTTGGGATGTGATCATCTCCAAGGTCGAACGAGATCTTCTGGATGAATTTCCTGGCAGTTGGGTTACCACACTAAACGCCACTGAGTTTTTAATTGGCGATCTTCGCTCGCTAGACAAGATGTTGGAAAACACTCAAGTGTTAATGCCATGTCATTTGATGAACGACTCATTAGAACATGAAATGGTTGAGCCTGATGTCAACAAGCCTCTTCTAGAACAGAGAACTCATGGTGTGCATTACAACAATGATTTCCCACACCCACATCAAGGCGAATCAATTAAACTGTTTAACCAGTTAAATCCGCCCAATGTTATGTTGAACACCAGATGGATGAGAAGCATACATAACTATAATGTAGATTATCTCTCGACATCGGTTTATTCAGTTGGGCGACACTACTGGGAACCGATGAAGATGTCAACGCACTTGGCAATATGCCATATGAATTATGCTCCGTTCACCAGAGCGTTTATTGACAGAAAGTTAAATGTTCAAAATCGTCTAACAGAAGAAGACCACCGCGCTGATCGAGGAATACACCATAGAATAAATGAACAGACGATATATGACAGAAAGAGATTCTATGATAGGTTGACTGTTGATTTGAAATCTTATATTGATAACTTGGAGAATGTATAATGGCTAATCGAAGTGACTTTTATGAGGCGAAGCTACCTCGCTATCTGAAGCGAATGCTGACGATGGCACAGGCAAGTGGCCATGTGACAAATGCGCATGAGGCTGGTGCTATGCGTCGCGCATTTATAGCGGCACACGCTAATCATGTTGGATACAAGTTGCGCCGTCCTGGTGCAGATACATCAGAATCTGAAGAATAAATAAGAGGATTGCGGGGTAGTTCAGCAGCAGAACACTGGACTCATAATCCAGGGGTCATGGGTGCAACTCCCATCCCCGCTACCAATTAATCATGCTGTTAACATCTTTTATTCTATTTCTCGTCTTTGGGTATCTCCCAGTTGTTTTGCTCTTGTTTGGTGCAAGAAGAAGGTTGAATATTGTAGTCAATAATTATATTGAACTTCGGCAAGAATACAACAAGACCAAAGAACTCGCTGATCTGTGCGCCAAGTATGTTGTTAAACAACATGGTGGTTCTGATGAAGACGAGGAAGAAGATGACGAAGAAGATGACGAAGAAGATGAGTATGAGGAAGAATATGTTCCAAGCTCATCTTATCGCAGAGAGCCGACAAGTAATCGCTCATATTCTCAACCAGAGAGAAAGCAAGAAAATGTCAGTTACATAATCGAGAGGATGCCGCCACCGTATCGTCTTGGATATATGAACGCTGGCTATTCTTCTGATGAGATTAGTGCAATTAATAAAGCGCAATCAGTATCAAGATTCCACCCAGAAGACAAAGTTCGAGTTGTTGAGGTCTGCGGCAGCAGAAAATGTTCGATATGGAGTAATTGATTTGCACACTATAGTAGAGCTTCGAGAGCTGTTTCAGCAGCATAAGATCAGAATCGAAGAATCAATGGGCTGGTACTTGAAATGTAATGGCGACAGATGGACCATGTTAGATGATGTGTACTATCTGAATGACAAGCCAGTAACAAAGAAAGAAGTTTCAGCATACGCAAAGAAGGGTTCAGTTGCGAAACGGGATCCTGCATTTTCAAAAAAGATGACACCAAAAGAAGGATATGAACATGACAGTGAAAGCATTGAAGTTGACGACGAGTGAAGAAATTCTTGGCGAAGTTGTAGTTGAAAACGACAAGGTCGTCGCACTCAAGAATGTAGTTGCAGTTGCTATTCAGCCTGGCCCAGATGGTCGTGCGGCATTGGGCTTCTTGCCTTTCATGCCATACCTTGGCAAGAACAAGACAATTACATTTGATATCGACCATATTATTTTGTGTGAAGAAGTTGACGATGCGATGGCAAACCAGTATAATAGCGTATTCGGCGGAATTGTTGTGCCGCCAAAGCAGCTAATTACGGGGTAAGAGTGAAATTCTACACGAATGTTTTGGTCTATGGTAAGTCGATCCTCTATCGCGGTGTTGAAGACGGCAAGCGAGTTGCTCGCCGCATAGAGTATCGGCCTACGTTTTATGTGCCCGCAAAGGGACGCTCTGAGTGGCGTACCCTTTCGGGTGACTACGTTGAACCCATCGAACCTGGGAACATCAACGATGCGCGTGAATTCATCGAGAGATACAAGGACGTTGATACGTTTCCCATCTATGGTCTCAATCGTTATGAATATGCGTTCATCTCTGATGAATTCCCAGACGATGTCTTTTGGGATAGGGATCAGGTCAGGGTCTGCTATCTTGATATCGAGGTTGCTTCTGATGATGGCTTTCCTGAGCCAGCAGATGCTAACAAAGAAATTACAGCCATCACCGTAAAGACTGGTGATTACACTCACACATATGGCTGTGGCGAATACACTCCTCATAAGACTGGCCTTGGGTACAGCAAGTGTTCCAACGAACATGAGTTGTTGACTAGGTTCGTAAATGACTTCAGTGAATCGCATCCAGATATCATCACTGGTTGGAACGTCAAGTTCTTTGACATTCCGTATCTCGTAAATCGTATCACGCGTGTTCTTGGCGAGGACTACACGATCAAGCTTTCGCCATGGAAGAAGGTGAGCCAGCGCGAGACTACGATTATGAATCGTGTACAGATTCACTTCGACATCTTCGGTATCGCCATCCTTGACTATCTTGATCTGTACAAGAAGTACAGCTTCACACCTCAAGAGTCGTATAGGCTTGACCATGTTGCCTCTATGGAACTGGGTGAGAAGAAGATCGACTACTCTGAGTTCGCTAATCTTCATGAGTTGTACAAGCATGACTTCCAAAAGTTTATCGAGTATAACATCAAGGACGTTGAGCTTGTCGAGAAGCTGAACGATAAGGGCAGGTTGATTGAGCTTGCTCTGACTCTTGCGTACGATAACAAGGTTAACTATGATGATGTGTTCTCGCAGGTTCGTATGTGGGATACCATCATCTACAACCATCTGAAGAAGAGCAAGATCGTCATTCCTCAGATGAAGCAGGGCGAGAAGGCTGCAGCATACGAAGGCGCATATGTCAAGGATCCGCTCGTTGGTATGCATAACTGGGTTGCTTCGTTTGACCTGAACAGTCTGTATCCGCACTTGATTATGCAGTACAACATCTCACCAGAGACGCTGACTCATGTCAATGGTATTCCTACGGTTGATGTTCTGACTCTGCTAAATCAAACTCATGATCTTTCTGCGCTCAAGGAATTGGAAGTTACGCTGACGCCGAACAATCAGTTCTTCAAGACCAAGAAGCAGGGTTTCCTGCCGAAGATCATGGATACGATGTACAAGGATCGTAGCCGATACAAGAAGATGGCCATGGACGCCAAGAAGAAGATTGAGAAGGTTCGTGATGACAAGGTTCAGGTTGAGTATCTCGAGAAGGAAATCGCCAGATACAATAACCTACAGATGGCAAAGAAGGTATCTCTGAACTCAGCTTATGGCGCGATTGGCAATAAATACTTCCGATTCTTCGACATCCGCATCGCCGAAGCAATCACTCTATCGGGTCAGCTGTCGATTCGCTGGATTGAGAACAAGCTGAATGGCTACATGAGCAAACTTGTACAGAAGGAACAGGACTATGTCATTGCGTCAGATACTGATTCCATTTATCTCAACCTTGCTCCACTGGTTGATAAGTTCATACCGAAGGAAAAATCGACTGCTGACGTTATCAGACTCATGGACAAAATCTGTGAAGATAAGGTTCAACCTTTTATTGATAAGTCTTATCAAGAGCTTGCTGACTACGTTAACGCATATAGCCAAAAGATGCAAATGAAGCGAGAGACCCTCGCCAACAAAGCAATCTGGACTGCAAAGAAACGATATATCTTGAATGCGTACAACGTCGAAGGCGTTGAGTATGCAGAGCCAAAGCTCAAGATCATGGGTCTTGAGGCGATCAAGTCGTCAACTCCTGCTGCTTGCCGTGACAAGATTAAGCAAGCGTTCAAGATTATCATGAGCCAAGACGAAGCTAGGATGATCTCTTTCATTGAGCAGTTCAGAGAAGAATTCAGGAAGCTGCCGATTGAGGATATTTCGTTCCCTCGCTCTGTGAATGGTGTGACTGAATACTATGACGCTCTACACATCTTCAAGAAGGGAACTCCTATCCATGTCAAGGGCGTGCTGGTGTATAACCATGCGATCAACGAGCGCAAACTAAATAAAAAGTATCAACTCATCAAAGAAGGTGAGAAGATCAAGTTTTGCTATCTCAAGCAGCCCAATCCGTTCAAGAACAATACTATAGCGTTCTTGAATGCTCTGCCTAAAGAGTTGCGCGTTGAAGAGTTTATTGACTACGACTTGCAGCTTGAGAAGTCATTCATAGAACCTCTTAAGATTATTCTTGATTGTATTGGATGGCGAGTTGAACACACAGCTACTCTAGAGGATTTGTTCTCATGATTATGATACCGTTAGTATTTCTTTCTGGCATTATGCTCTCAGTGACCGCAGCCTACTATTCCATAGTCGGACTAATTGCAATCTTTCCTGGCGAAACAGTTGCTATTATAGCAATGGGCGCAACTCTAGAAATAGGTAAGCTTGTTGCTGCTTCTTGGTTGTATAAGAATTGGAAGACTGCTCCTGTTCTTCTGAAGACTTATATGGTAATTGCGGTTGCCATGTTGATGTTCATCACATCGATGGGCATTTTTGGCTTTCTCTCCAAGGCGCACTTGGAGCATACAGCAACAACCACATCAGATACTTCGTATGAACTTCAGACTGTGAATGATACAATTGCCTCTAGAGAAAAGAGTATCGCACTTATCGAACGCCAGCTGAATAACATTGATCGCTCGCTTGAAAGATATCTTGACGGTGGTAATGTCGCAGTTGGACTTGCGCAAAAGCGTAGGCTTGATGGTGAACGTAAGGCTCTAGAAACTGAACGCAAGTCTGTTGAAGTTGAATTAGTTGAACTGAAAGGCCAGCGCAACAAGTTATCTGCAGAAGTTCAGAAACAAGAGGTTGAGGTTGGTCCACTGAAATATATTGCGGAGTTAGTGTATGGCGAGGAAGACGCTAAAAGTCATTTTGATTCTGCTGTTCGTGGTGTCATCATACTTCTCATTATGGTTTTTGACCCTCTTGCTGTGGTTCTACTTCTAGCTGCTAACGCCAGTATGACTGTAAACTCAGTTGACATCAAGCCCAAAAGAAAGTATACTAGGAGAAAGCCAATAGCTTCTCACACAATAGAAGATGTAATGTATGTCACTACTTGAAAAATTGAAGAAGAACTCTACGATCAAGGATTCATCTATCCTAACCAAGTCGAAGTTCTTCGCTGCGAAGGATATGATTCCTACATCTATCCCCGCATTGAATATTGCGTTGTCTGGTAGTATTGATGGCGGATTTACGCCTGGCCTCACTATGTGGGCTGGTCCATCGAAGCACTTTAAGACTGCCTTCAGCCTGTTGATGGTCAAGGCATATCAGGAGAAGTATCCTGATTCTGTAATCCTGTTCTATGACTCAGAGTTCGGCTCGCCTCAGAGCTACTTCAAGTCGTTCGGTATCAACACCGATCAGATTATCCACACTCCAATCACTGACGTTGAGCAGCTGAAGTTCGATATCATGAACCAGCTGAAGAACCTAGAGCGCGGTGAGCGTGTTATGATTGTTGTTGACTCCATCGGCAACCTTGCTTCCAAGAAGGAAGTCGAAGATGCGCTGGATCAGAAGTCTGTTGGTGATATGACTCGTGCCAAGCAGATCAAGTCGCTGTTCCGTATGGTGACACCGCATCTGACGCTGAAGGATATTCCTATGGTCGTGGTGAACCATACCTATATGGAAATCGGCATGTTCCCCAAGGCTATTGTTGGCGGCGGCACTGGTTCGTACTACAGCGCCGATAACATCTACATCCTTGGTCGTCAGCAAGAGAAGGAAGGTACTGAGATCGTCGGTTACAACTTCATTATTAATGTTGAAAAGTCTCGCTATGTGCGCGAGAAGGCGAAGATCCCTGTGACTGTCACCTATGAGGGTGGTATCAACAAGTGGTCTGGTCTACTTGAGATTGCTCTCGAGACTGGTCACGTCACCAAGCCTAGCAATGGCTGGTACTCTCGCATGAATGCTGATGGTGAGATTGAGCAGAAGAAGTGGCGTGCTGCTGATACTGAGTCGGCTGAGTTCTGGGATCCTCTGCTAGCAATGCAGTCATTCACTGATGCCATTCAGGGAATGTATCAGTTCTCGTCTAATGTCATGGGGTCACCTGATGACGTTGAGCTTGTTGCTGATGAGGATGAGGAAGCATGATACTTGCATATATGCTGAACAAGATTGCAACATTACAGTTCTGGTGGGTAGATAAGACCCTGAAGTTGGATAGAGACTTCAGGTATAGTCTAGACGATGCCCTAGAAGAAGATGCCTTTACGATAGAGATAATTAGTGGAAAGTTTGCTGGAGTAAAGATTCGATATGGCCAAATCAAAGTAAGAGAGGATTCAAATGGTAATGCCTTCATTGACGTTGAGTCTACCGTAGTAGCTAACCCAAAGAACGTCAATGTAAAGTGTAAAAAGTTTGACAGACTATGCTCAAACATAGTAAGATTGATCCTGATCGAATCTATTAAGGTGGCGGCGAATGAAACTAGAGACGTTGATTTTGTTGAATTTGATGAAGAACGAGGAGTTCGCGAGGAAGACGATCCCCTATATCAAGCCAGAGTACCTGCAAGAAAATCACGAAAGAGTAATGTTTCAGGAGATTCAGGAGTACATTCAAAAGTACAACGCCCAGCCAAGCGTCGCAGCCGTAAAGATCGCACTGAAGGATAATAAGAAACTCACCGAGACGCAGTTGAAGAACTGCGTCGAAGTCTTGAATGACATAAATAATGCTGATGCCGAGAAGGATCAACAGTGGCTTCTCGACGCGACTGAAAAGTTTTGTCAGGAACGAGCGATCTACAATGCTATCATGGATTCAATTCAAATTTTGGATGATAAAGATCCTGCAAGAGGCAAGGGGAGCATTCCTACGCTTCTCAGCGATGCTCTTGCTGTTTCCTTTGATCCTCATATTGGTCATGACTACATGGACATGTATTCTAATCGTTATGACTTTTACCATCGCGTGGAAAAGCGTATCCCGTTTGACCTCGACTACTTCAACAAAATAACCAGGGGTGGCCTGCCTCAGAAGACTCTGAACATTGCGTTGGCTGGTACTGGCGTTGGTAAGTCTTTGTTCATGTGCCATGTCGCGGCTAACTGTATGATGCAGAACTACAACGTTCTGTACATCACTCTCGAGATGTCTGAAGAAAAGATTGCCGAGCGTATCGACGCTAACCTGTTGAATGTGACTCTAGATGATCTGATGCTGATGCCGAAAGATCTCTACGATAAGCGAATGAAGAAGCTGAAGGAAACGGTCAAGGGTAAGTTGATCATCAAGGAATATCCAACTGCCGCCGCCAATCCAGCACACTTCAGAGCACTTATCAATGATCTTAAACTCAAGAAGAACTTTAAGCCTGATATCATTTTTGTTGATTATCTTAATATATGCGCTTCTTCAAGAATCAAGGCAGGAGCCAACATCAACTCCTACACCTACATTAAAGCCATTGCAGAGGAACTTCGAGGTCTTGCCGTTGAATGTAATGTGCCTCTGGTGTCAGCAACCCAGACCACTCGCTCAGGCTTCACCAACTCTGATCCTGGTCTAGAAGATACCTCTGAGTCGTTTGGCTTGCCAGCTACAGCCGACTTGATGTTTGCGCTGATCAGTACTGAGGAACTGCAGAACCTGAACCAGATAATGGTGAAGCAGCTGAAGAACCGCTACAATGATCCTACGCTAAATAAGAGGTTCACCATTGGTATTGACAAGGCCAAGATGAAGCTATATGATCTGGAGTTAAGTGCCCAGATGAACATATCTGATTCTGGTCAAGCGGAACAACCAAAGAATAGCAAGTCAAAGTTTAGCGGACTCAAGGTGTAGAATGGCTAAATTGAAACCACAAGATTTTACTGGTTTAGCTGGTAAAGAGATAACTGTATCTGCTCTTAAAGCATCTATAGTAAAATCAATTCAAGCCAGAAAAGATCTGGACATGAACTTGAGAAATTATCTGCTGAAGTTGACAGAGTATGTTGATGGCAACGCAGGCGAACTTGCGACCATGAAGAAAATCTATTCAAAGGTAGAAGCTTCTGATAAGAACGCCATAAAGAAAGATTTCTCAGAAATAATTGCTGCTCTTGTTATCAGGAACATGCCAAAATCTCAGAGAGATAAGTTGAACCTAACGATATCTGCACAGTCCAAGGTGTTTATTCCTACTGCTGGCAACTATCCTCTCGTAGATTTTATGATCAAGAGCTCTGGTGGAGTTGTTGATAATTACTCAGTTAAGATCATGGGCAAAACTACAAATACAGTTAAGGCTCAGGATGTGCTGGAAACAGTTTCACCTAAACTGAAAAAGAAAAATCCAAAAGAAACAGCTATTCTGGAATGCGTAGCTGAGAATGACGCAAAGCTTGGACCGATACTGGCTCTTGCAAGTATTATTGATGAGATGCCAGTGAAAAATGGTCCGATGAAGAACAAGTTCAAGACGTTATGCAAGTCTAAACAAATTAAAAATGATGTTCTAAAAGAACAAGATGTTGACTGGTGGGTATTCTTTGAGCCTATCATGGACAAGTATTACTCCAAGGGAAAACCTACTCTAGCTAAAGCTTGGAAGAAAGGTTATTGCTATGATGCATTAACTGTCCTTGCGCAGTATAGCGTTGCTGATCACACCAAAGATATGAATTGGGGCGACTTCGTCGACGAGATTCAAAAGAAGGTCACATACTTCAAGTTCGACATCAACACTGCGGGTGTTCCAGCCCATGACGTAATTAATGGCTTGTCTGAGAGAAAGCCTGGGCAAAAGTTCAGACTGAGAGCCAAGAGCCGACTGAAAGAATCAGATCCTTCTTCTAGATCTGGCCAAGATAAGTTAGGAATCCAACCATAATTTATGACAATACTTGTGACTGGTGGCTGCGGCTTTATCGGCAGCAACTTTATTAGATTCCATGCAAAGAAGCATCCAAACGAGAAGATCATCAACGTGGATGCTCTCACCTATGCTGCTGGCTCAGTAGACATTGACATCCCAAACTATTCGTTGTATTGCGCAGACATTTCTGATCATCGGATGATGCGCAGTATCATCAAACACGAACTTCCTAGGATTATCTACAACTTTGCTGCTGAGAGTCATGTAGATAACAGTATACGAAATCCCTTTGTATTCGCGCAGACCAATGTAATGGGTACGCTCTCTCTGCTAGAAGCAGCTAGAGTTGTTGGTAAAGGTCTTCGATTTGTTCACATTTCTACGGACGAGGTATATGGAAGTCTTAACCCACATGATGAACCTTTCACTATTCGGAGCCAGTATAATCCTCGGTCTCCTTACTCTGCTAGCAAAGCTAGTTCTGACCATTTCGTTTCTGCTTATCACCACACTTATGGGATGGATACTGTTATCACTAATTGCAGTAATAATTATGGTCCGTTCCAACACCCTGAAAAACTTATTCCGACGATCATAAGGAAAGCGGCAAATGAAGAAAGAATCCCTATCTACGGCAACGGCAGCAATATTCGTGATTGGATTTACGTTGACGATCATTGTCTCGGTGTTTATACAGCTGCTCAACTAGGCGTCTCTGGACAGAAGTATCTGTTCGGCGGAGAAAACCAGATGGCTAATCTGGACATCGCAAAGATGATTCTCTCCATCATGGGCAAGAGTGAGGACTTGATTGAGTTCGTTGAGGATCGTAAGGGACACGACTTTAGATACGATATAGATACTAGCGAGTCCAGGAAACTTCTAGGCTGGAAGCCAGAAGCAAAGTTCCAAGAGGCTCTGGCGAAAACAGTGGATTGGTACAACTCTAATATGGAATGGGTATATTCATGTCTAACAAAACACTCGGAATCATTTTAGCCGCAGGACGTTCTTCTAGGCTGTATCCCGCAACTCTAGCATGCTCAAAGCAGCTTCTTCCGATCTACGATAAGCCTCTAATCTACTATCCACTGACTACTCTGATGCTTGCTGGCATCAGAGATTTCATCATTATCACGAATCCTAAAGAAAAACAAATGTTCGAGCAGCTGTTCGTAGACAGCTATGTCTCTATGGGCATTCGTATTCGTTTCTTGGTTCAGGACGAGCCGAAGGGTATCGCCGATGCATTCAGGATCGTACACAATGTTCTGGGCCCAGAGATTGATCCGTACGATCGTTATGCGCTCATCCTCGGCGATAACATTTTTCATGGTTCTTCTCTAACTGGTACGCTACAGAAAGCCATTGAGCTAGATGATGCTGTTGTATTTGCAACTAAAGTGCATGATCCAGAACGATTTGGTGTTGTCGAAGTTGACAAGAACAACAAGGCAATCTCGATTGAGGAAAAGCCTACCGCACCAAAGAGCAACCTAGCAGTCACTGGCTTGTACTTCTATCCAAGAGATGTAATCGAGAAAGTCTACAACCTTCGGCCATCAGCTCGCGGAGAGCTAGAGATCACTGATCTGAACAATATATACTTGAGCGAACAAAGACTCAGCGTAAATAAGTTGCTTCGCGGTACAGTTTGGTTTGATACTGGTACGCCAGATTCTATGATGGAAGCTTCCGTGTTTATTCAGACGTTGCAGAAACAGCAAAATACTGTAATAGGATCTCCGCATGAGGTTGCGTATTCTTCTGGTTGGATTGGAGATTTTGAACTAGAGATGACATCTAATCTATGTTCTAAAACTACATATGGTAAATATCTCCTATCGCTGAAAACCGATAAAATCTAAAAGTTAGAGGTACAAATGAGAATTCTAGTAGTTGGACGAGGTTGGGTTGGACGAAAAGTAGTTAATGAGCTACTGAAGAGGAATCATTCGGTTGATTCTGTTTCTCATCTAGAAGCCTTTGATATTGAAGAAGATGTAGAATATGACTGGGTTGTAAACTGTGCTGGCGTCACTGGCTATCCTAACGTCGACGCTTGTGAACAAGATAAGTTCAACACAATGCATGGCAACGTTGTAGTGCCTATGCTGCTACAACGAATGGCGGATGAGATAGGCGCCAAGTTTGCACACTTCTCCAGTGGTTGTATCTATCAGGGCGAGATCGTAGATCGTTGGGCTGAGCCAAATTTCTTCGGTAGCACTTATTCTCTGAGTAAGGGTGTTTCAGATTCGCACCTAAAGCATATTGCTCTAGTGTTCCGTATTAGAATGCCATTTACTGGAACCAACGAACCAAAGAACTATCTTACCAAAGTCTTCAACTACGCCAAGAATGGTAGGCTGATTGACGCTGGTAAGAATTCTCTGACTGATCTAGATGAGGCTGTATTAGTTGCTTGCGATTTGATTGAGCGAGGAGCCATGGGCCCATATAATCTGGTCAACGAAGGTTCGGTAGATATGCATGAACTGGCTGCGCTGATGGGTGTTGAGCCTGAATGGTATACCCCTGAACAATTCAAAGCAGATACAGCTTGCGCAAGATCGACTTGTACCATTCCTGGGCATCGCCTAATGCGCCCAGTCAAGGAAGCTTTGGCTGACGCAATCGCGAAAATGAAAAATGCCTAAATAAAACAAAATAGTCCCACAGTGTGGAGTATGGATGTTAAAGTTCAAGAGTTTTCTCTCAGAAGCCAAATCAGAAGCAGGTGGTATTCTACACCTGGAACATCCAGCAGACAGACTATTTGATGGACCTGAGGCCACTGCTCACGCAATCAAAACTCTAAGAGGCATTGTCAGTGGCCGAGTACCAATTACTCGTAAGATCGACGACAAGATGTCGTTCCATGCTATTCGCCGTCAAGACGGTAAGGTCGGCGTCAAGTATAAAGGCTCTGGCGCCACATACAATTTTAGCCAGTCAGATATTGACCAGCAGCATGCTGATAAACCATATCTGGCAGCACCACTCAAGCATATCCTAAAGCATGTAGGAAAAGTTATTCCAGACCGCCCAGGTGAATATCAGGGTGGATACATGTCTGCACCAGAAGAAAGAACGCAGAACGGTGCATATATCGGGCATACACCAAATACAGTACAATACATGGCGCATCAAAATACCCCAGAGGGAGCCAGACTAAAAGCGTCAAAAGTAAGTCTAACAATACACAGTGAATTAAAAGGTCCTAATAGAACTGCCGAGCCAATCCTAGATACATCAGAGTTCAAAGAACATCCAGACGTTCATATAGTACAGCATACAGTAGACGAACTAGAAAGACAGTTGCATCCTAAACACAAACAAGAAATAAGTGACCATATCAAACAGGCTGAGGCATTACTAGATAAACACGATCATAGTCATCAAGAAGGTCATTCTGAAACACTACGATCATACATCAATTCTACAGTAAGCAGCGGCGAGGCTCCCTCTGTTGAAGGTTACAAGACTCATTTAGAAATTAAACATAACAAGCAAATAGAAAAGATGAAGTCCGACAAGGGTAAGGCTGCGGCAGAACAGAAGAAAGCTCTGGCCCTTGGTCATGTCGATAAGAATGCGTCTAAGTTCAAGAAGACGCTGGCTATTCATGGTCACCTGCAGGCAGCGGCAAATAAATTAGCCGACGGTATCTCTCGTAACGGTAC